GAACGAAAAGCACCAAAACAATGAGAAAGTGTTCAAGGATACTGGATTTACCCATCTCACTGAACTTGTAAAACGAAACCGTGTCAACGGCCAACCCCACATGTATCGGTTGTCCTCTTATTTTAACGCAGAGGACGATGCCCTTGCCAGGACGAAGCGTGAAGTGGAAGTAGTGTCTTGGGAAGTTGGTACTGAGGAATGTTCGTTTCATGATCCTGGTAAAGTGCAATCTATTCGAGAGCGCATTAAACAGGGGAAAGCGTCTGATGACTATCATGAACATGCCAAGACCCACAATTATATTGATAAAGATCCCGATGAGGAGCTCGAGATTTGGAATGCTTGTTGTGTTTCCGAGTTGATCGCCAAAGCGCCTATGCCAAGTCCAACACAACGCATGGAGATGTTAATAATGCGTGCTGGCAAGATTATGGAAGACCATCCCAATTTAAAGTGGGCTCTGGCTTCCATTGCCATTTTTGGTGCGCTTAGTGCAATTATTTGGTCGTTCTTTTCACGTCGTAACGATCATGGTGATTGCGAATCCCATATGGCTAATCCTTCAAGTGGAGAAGTGCGTGGTAGGGTTAATCGCAATCAAGCGCGCCGTAGTATGCCGACTGTGTCCGGTGTTGCGCATATTGCCGTTGAGGATGAGACGACCGATCCATTTACTCGTATGGTTAGGCGCAATATAGTCAAAATATCACGTGGAGACACTTTTGTGCATGCATTTAGTCCTTGCAAGAACATAATTGCCACTGTGTGCCACTTCTTTGATGGTATGAAACCAGGCGACAAATTTGTTGTTTTGCGTGGTTCGGTGCCCACCGAATATTCGTATGAACCTGCGCGACGTGCCATTTTTAAAAATGGTGATGATATTAAGGATATTGCTTTTTATGCGTTGCCTTATGAACGTACTCCTCTTTTCCGAGATCTTCGAACCCATCTGCAAACTGAGGAGGGTTTTAGGAATTACACTTCTACCTGCGGTATGGTGGTTCGAGTTTCTGGTGAGTATATGTTGGGCCGAGTGCAACATTCTGGCTTACAATATTCGCATGCCGATGCGCGTTACATTGTTGAGCATGGACTCGAATATCCGGGCCATCGCGGTGTAATGGGCGAATGTGGTTTGCCACTCGTGGTCGCTACCACTCATCGTTGGGACGCCGCGGGTCCGCAATTGATATCTGGTCTCCACGCCGGTTGTTATGTTAATACTGGATATTCTGAGACTTTGACTAAAGAAATGGTGGAACAAACTCTTGAATTCTTAAGCCCTTATGTGCCCTCCTTCGATGCTAATATTGTTGCTTCACAGGCTCATATGTCCGAGGGTCCTGTTAATTCAAAATGGCTTTATGAAGATATTGATTCCGAAAGCAAGTGCATCTGGGTTGCTGGAAAGTTGGACAAAGCCGTACGATTGCCAGTGCATCATGCTTTTCAGCCTAGTCCTATAACGGGATTGGTGGCTGAACCTGTAACCGATAATAGTGTTTTGTCGCCTTTTGACAATCGCATGGCACCGGAATTGGTTGGTAAGTCCGTGTTGTTGCGTGCGCATGAGAAAGCCACGAAGCCTAAAGCTGACTTTCCTGAAGAAGTCTTGGAGACGTTTGTGAGTGCTGTTTCAGACGAGTATCGCCAGCTTTTTCAAGGACGTGTAATGCGTGTCCTTACCTGGGATGAAGCCATAAATGGCATTATTGGGGACCCGTATATCGAACGCTTAAATATGCGCACGTCTTGCGGTTTTGGTCTTGGCAAAGTCGGTGCAAAAGGCAAACGCCATCTCTTTGTGGAGGATCGTCAGGACCATTTTGTGCCTACTCCTGAATTTCAATTGTTGTTGAACAAAGCTTGGGATGATCTCAGTGCTGGGCGTTCATTTTCTCATCTTTGGAAAGCCACACTAAAAACTGAACGTCGTAAATTTGATAAGATTCGGCTTGGTAAAACTCGGCAATTTAATGTTGCACAAGTTGTGCGAATCTTGGTTTCACGACGGTTGAACTTGGCGTTTAATGCTGCTTTTTTAGCAACGCACTTGAAACATGCGAGTGCAGCTGGGATGAGTACATTTAGTCCCGAGTGGGATATAATGGCCAAGGCATTATTGAGTATGGGCGAGAAAATGTTTGATTTGGACTATAAAGATTTTGATGGTTCATTGGCTCCACAAATCTTGTTCTTGCACCCACGCATTGCCAATCGCGTGTACAACGACGAGTATTTTGATATGCGTTTACAACTTACGCATGAGTTATGTTTCCGTTATGAGGCGGTAGGCGATGTAGTGTACCAGTTGGCGGGTGGGAATCCTTCTGGCGATGATTGCACAACGATTCGCAATAGTATTGCCGGTCTCTTTTTCTTGTACTTGTCCTGGCACCATTTAGCTCCTGAAAAACTCGGGTCATATCGTCATTTTTATCAAAATGTACACCCAGTTATTTGGGGTGACGACAATGTTGTTTCGGTCTCGGAACTAGCCTCCAAATTTTATACCCCCGAGTTGATTTGTCACACTCTTGCCCAATATTTTGTGACTGCCACCAGTGCATCTGATGAAGAAGGTGAAGTTGGGAAGGTCGAAGGGGGGGCTATGTTTAAGCCTATTGAAAAATGTGTCTTTTTGAAGTGTGGTTTTGCTCGCGTGCCCAGTGTTGATGAGAAGCGCTATGTCCCAAAAATGGCTATGGACACGATTCATGAACTCACCAATTGGGTTACTGTCTCACTTGATGCTGAAGAAGCTTGTTTGGCCAATTGTAATGATGCGTTGCGAATGGTCTTCTTTTATGGCAATTTCAAGTTTGAGCAGTTGCGTGATCGCATTCTGAAAGCGTGGTCCTCGAGTTGTGCCACCGTGCCGCGTCTTCTGAGTTTTGATGAAATTAAACGCGAGTGGCGTACTGAGCAATTTCAATATTTTCCACAGGTTTCTCCAGCGACCGATGCACCACTCGTGCTAGAGTAATCGGAACACCACATATGGAAATGGCTCAGGAAGTTGTCGTTCGTACTGG